CAAAGCTTGTCTCTGTTGAGCGTGCTAACAACGGCACTAAGCGCCTTGCTCAGAGTGATGGCGATGCGTCTATTTCGCAACGTTTGACAGGGGGCGGAGCGTCCACTGTTGCGCTTGGTGATTGGACATCCGCATTACAAACAATTGAGGCGAGTGATCTGCAAATCATTGTCCCGTGGTCAACAAGTATCAATGAGCTCAAAGAGGTAAAGAAGCACTTAGTAAACTCAGCGATCGCAGGCCGAGAGCGCAATGCGTGGATGGGTGCAAGTGCGAGTCAATCAATCTCAGCGATCAAGGGCACTTATAGCAAAGTGTTGAAT